CTTGAAAAATGATGTAAGCATCACCGATGAAATTAAATCTTTGTACAATGATTTAAAAGCTATCAATTTAAAGTTATGGGATATTGAGGATGGTAAGCGTGATTGTGAAAGAAATAAAGATTTTGGAGAAAAATTTATTGAATTAGCTAGAACTAAATCAACTGGACCTTCTGGACCAAAAGGTGGTTACTTAGGAAAATTCCAAGCTGCACAAATGGTTCCAGAATTTTCTCAAGCTGCATCTGCATTAAGCCCAAAATCTTACTCAAAGACACCTGTAAAAACTCAGTTTGGATACCATGTTGTAAAGGTGTTAAACAAAAGACCTTCACTAGGGCAGGCAGAAGCGGCACATATTATGATTGCCAAAAAATCAAATAACACAGAACAAACTGCTGAGCAACTTATCAATGAATTGTATCGTTTGATAGAGCAAGGAGAATCATTTGAAAATTTGGCCAAACAATATTCTGATGATAAAAGTTCTGCTGTAAATGGCGGAAAATTAAAACCTTTTAAATCTGGTGAAATTAATTCAGAGTTGTTTGTAGATACCGCATTTAGTTTGGATGTGGGTGCCATTTCAAATCCAATACAAACTAAGTATGGGTGGCATATTATTAAACTTTTGGATAAAAAACCAATAGAGAGTTTTGAACAATTAAAATTTGATTTGGTTGGTCAATTGGAAAATTTAGATAGAGATGATAAGGTCGTGGTAGTAATTGATTCCATTGGTAACCTTGCATCGAAAAAAGAATTAGAAGATGCACTGAATGAAAAATCAGTTGCAGATATGTCAAGAGCTAAAGCATTAAAGGGATTGTTCCGCATGGTCACTCCTTATCTTACAATGAAGAACATCCCTTTACTTGCTGTCAATCATACATATCAAGAGATTGGATTATTTCCTAAGGCAATTGTTTCAGGTGGAACAGGTATTTATTACTCTGCTGATAACATTTGGATTATTGGAAGGAGACAAGTGAAAAAAGGTACCAATGTTACAGGATATGATTTTGTAATTAATGTAGAAAAATCAAGGTTTGTAAAAGAAAAATCTAAGGTACCTATTTCTGTAACATGGGAAGGTGGTATCGCTGAATACTCTGGCTTATTAGAAGTAGCTATGGCTGGTGGTTATGTAGTAAAACCATCAATGGGCTGGTATGCTGCAGTGAACAAAGACACTGGAGAAATTATTGACCCTAAGGTCAGAGAAAAAGATACTGTTACAGAAGCTTTCTGGACTCCTATCTTTGAAACTACAGACTTTAAAGAGTTTGTAAAATCATATTATTCAATTGGTCACAAACCAATGCTTGAAATAGATTTGGAAAGCACTTTACAAGAGGAGTAGAATAGTGTATAATATAACTAACAAGGATTATTCTATTGTAGAAAATCCAAACTCTGAGTTCCATGGTGTTTTATTAAAAACCGGAACTTATAAAGAGGTAATAGTTGTTTATGGAACTGTATCAATTAAGGAGTCGCCCGAACTTGATATGGCAACACTAGGATTTACTTTTAATATACAAGACCCAGGTGACCATGATTTTGATAAATTAAATGAATCAGAGGAATTTAAAAACTACCTGGGTGCAGTCTTACAACATATTATTACAGATAGTTTAGAATGGGGCGAAGAAAATAAATTAGCAAGGATAGGAATTGGAGAATCATCTACAGACACACATACTGAATCACTTACTGAATAATGAAGAATATTGCAGAAGAGTTGTACCATATCTAAAAAAGGATTATTTCGAAGGTACACATAAGGTTGTTTTTGACCTCATTACCAAGTTTGTAAATCAGCATAATAAATTACCTACAGCAAAGGTATTACAATTAGAGTTAAGAAAAATTAATGCACCAGACGATGTATTAAATAACTCAGCAACACTTATCAATGAAATCGCTACCAAATCAGATGTTGATACAGAATATCTAATCAGAGAATCTGAAAAGTGGTGTCGCGATAGAGCAGTCCATAATGCAATAATGGATTCAATTACAATTATTGATGGTAAGGACCAAAACAGAACTGAAGGTTCCATACCAGAAATATTATCAGAAGCTCTAGGTGTTTCATTCGACCAACAAATAGGTCATGATTATATTGATGATTCAGATGAAAGATTTGATTTTTATAATAAGAAAGAATCACGTATTGCTTTTGACCTAGATTATTTCAATAAAATTACAAAAGGTGGATTACCAAATAAAACTTTAAATATCGCACTTGCAGGGACTGGTGTTGGTAAATCTTTATTTATGTGTCATTGTGCCGCATCAGTCCTACAGCAAGGTAAAAATGTTTTATACATTACCATGGAAATGGCTGAAGAGAGAATCGCAGAGCGTATCGATGCCAACCTAATGGATTTACCTATCGAACAATTACAAAGGATTGGTAAAACAGCCTTTGATTCCAAAATACAAAAAATTGCACAAGCCTCTATTGGTAAACTTATTATTAAGGAATATCCAACAGGAGCTGCGCACACTGGTCATTTTAGAGCATTATTAAATGAACTTAAAATGAAAAAGAATTTTCAGCCAGATATGATTTATATTGATTATCTAAATATATGTGCCTCAAGCCGCATGCGTGGGCTTGGAGGGAGTATAAATAGTTATTCATACATAAAAGCCATAGCAGAGGAATTGCGTGGCTTGGCTGTTGAATTCAATGTTCCGATAGTATCGGCAACACAGACTACAAGGTCTGGGTATTCAAATACCGATGTCGGTCTAGAGGATACATCTGAATCATTTGGTTTACCAGCAACGGCAGACTTAATGTTCGCTCTTATTTCAACAGAGGAACTAGAGGAATTAGGCCAACTGTTGGTAAAACAATTGAAAAATCGTTATAACGATCCGACCAAATACAAAAGATTTGTGGTTGGTGTGGACCGTTCCCGCATGAAACTATATGATGTAGAGGAATCGGCTCAGGCAGATATTATGTCAGACCCAATTCCTGATAAACCAATAAATAAATTTGGCGATAGAGATTCGGAAGATACATTCGCCAACTTTAAAATATAGAGGAGAATATATGGATATGTTAAATAACGCAAAAGCATGGCTATTAGCAAGATGGGCAGAACGAACATCTTGGGACGGCGGTGTTATCGTCGGATTATCACTAGGTTACCTTTTATTAGGTGGATTAGTTGATATAGTAGCTTGGGTAGCCCTTGCTTACGGTATTTACACTTTTATTGCAAAAGAAGTATAATAACCTTTAATTATGACAATTCATGGGGGACTTTCAAAGTCCCCTTACTTTATCTTAGTTTTGTTACATTTGTGTTACAACTATGTTACAATCTTGTTACTTTTTACAATTACGTGTTTACATTTGCTCCTAGATGGTGTATAATATACCTATATTTAAAATTAATGATAAGGAGTTAAATATGAAAAATCTAGTTATAAAAACCCAGTATATGGAAAACTACGGCGATAGGCTTGACCCATATATGAAGTTCAAGGGTGGGAATACATTCGTTTTACCTAACTGTGGTGACCTTAATGAAAATGAGGTTGCAACCATTGTTGCTAGGGTAAGGCCTTTTATTTGTACAACCTTCGAAGAGTCCAATGGTGGCTGTGAGGAATATGTTATTGACTTTAAAGTCATGGACCGTTCTGAGAAGGTCGCAGAGGACTGGGAATCAGTTACTGAATTTAATTTCCTTGGCGAGGGTAACTCTATCAATTTTATGAAGGTTACTGATAACCGTGAGGACGGTTGGATGAAAAAAGAAATCCTTGAGAGAACTGAAACTTGGACTGGCGATATGTCTACGGATTCCAAGCGTAAGGATTATTACGAAGAGTACCTTATGGAGGACGGTGATATTGTGGACCGTAAGGGTTTGGGTAAATGGTTAGAGGCCAATGCACCTGTTGAATCTGAAATCACAAGAGAGATTACTTTCTAATGTTTATGCGACACCAGCGGTCGGAATTGAAAGCGTATGGGGTTGATGTCCGAACATCCGAGAGGGGAATGAAAATGCCCCTCAATATTTTATTAATTAATTGGAGTATATTATGCAATCATGGGAAATAGTTAAAAAAACTAAAACTAAATTAAAATATAAAGGTATTGGAGTTGATACCTTACAAAATATTAAATGGGTACCTAAAATCTACAATGACCCATTTAAATTTGATTACGATGTTGTAAAACAAAGAATCGAAGACCGCAGAAAGGCTGGTTATGAAGATGATGTATCAACCATCAAAAGAAATATCAAAAGAGTATGCGAGGATAATCCAGGTACGTTCGATGACTTTTTAGAGTTATTGGAGGCATAATGGAAAAGGAAAAAATACCAGCATTTAAGGTAACCTTTACAGATAAAAATATCAAGGTTATTGAATATACATTCGCAAAAATACAAGAAGCAGTTTTATTCCAAGTTGGAATGAAAAAGAAAGGATACGATACCAATTTGACAAGAGTTGAATTGTGATTGAATTCATTATATTTGCAATCTGTTTAGCAGGTGCTTCTTGGCAAGCCTTTCAACAAGGTATTCGCGAAGGAGCATCTCGAACTGTAGATAAACTACACACCAATAAAATCATTCGATTTGATAATAAAGGAAACATAAGACCTAACGAGTTCTTTGACGCTTAAATCTCTTCACTTTACTTTTGTTATAAATAGTGTTATAATACTTACTTTATAGGAGAAGTAAATGCTTAACTTTAAATCGCACATAAAAGATAAATCAGAACATATAACTGATATTGATTTATATGAATTTAAATCTATAAAAGGATTAGGTAAATCATTTGTTCGTAAAATCAAATCGACATGGACATCTTTAAAATCTGCTATTAAAAAAGTATTTTCCTCTAAACTCAAAAAAGCACCCTTATTTAAGGAAGTAATTATTTCAATTCCTGGGCAAATAAAGGAGGATATTATGAAGGATTCAAAATTAACTATTAAAGAGGATAGTGCAACCATAGCCGCGATTAAAGGTAATTATAACGAAGCATTGGTAATGCAAAATATTTACAATTATAAAGGTCAAGGTGTTGATATATCCAAAAAATATGAACCATATCGAAGACCTATAGACCAAACTGTAACAAAATGGAATAAAGACCTAAAACAACTTGGTGGAAAAAGTTATAATCAAAGTATTAAAATAATTGAAAAAGGTAGTAAGGATATGACAAACTATCTTATATCAAATACCATATCAGAAAATGGTACAATTGTTGGTGGTTATTTAGATAATTTGGCATTCCAAGATGGAATTGATTTTAAGGCTGATATTAGAATTGCTGTGGTAAAGGATGGCAGAGAACAATTAGATGGTTATTCACTTAAATTATATTCAAATAAAGCTGTAGGTTTAGCCAATACAACAGCAAAAGGATTATGTCGACATCTTGCTGGAGATGCTGCAGCAGAGGCATTTGATGGTATGGCAAAAACAGACCAAAAATTACTGGCATTAATTCATAAATCAAAACAATTAAATGCCATAAAACAAGACCATAAAAAATATTTAAAAGGTGATGAAAAAGCTTTAAATAGATTATTAACGCTAAGAGGTTTAACTCAAGCCGATGTGGATAAATTAACTCAAAAAGATTTAGAGGCTCAAAGAAAAGAGGCAAGAAAACCAATCAATCCAAGGACTGCTGCAATCGTATATGAAGTTTTAAAACCTTATGCAGGTACAGTAGAATTTGGAGAAAGAATCCTTGATATTATGGGATTCAATGATAAAGAAACCAAAATGCTTATGGCAATTACGACCAATAAGAAAAGCGAAATATTAACTCAACACCCAGATTTAGATTTATCTAAAATAACACTGGAAGACCCAAAAGGTAGAGTGACCCTAAATATAAAGGGACCAACAGGAAAAACAATAGTAACATTTGGTGTAAAGGAAGGCGAGAAAAAGGCTGTTTCAGGCAGTGTCAGTTTTGCTGGAATTGAACCAGAAGATTATGATGAGTACATTTAAATGAAATCATTAATAAACTATCTTGCTGAGTCAAAAAATACACACATGACTCACATTGAAGATTTAATCCTTGACGGAGGAGTCAAGGGTGCACGCCAAGCAATCCTAGCGCTTAGGTCATTGAGGGATATGCTTAACGGTAACGCAAAAGCACCAATGGACGTTACTGTTAAATGGGACGGTGCACCCGCCTTATTTGCTGGAGAGGACCCATCTGATGGTCAATTCTTTGTAGCGAAGAAAGGCATTTTCGCAAAAAATCCAAAGGTATACAAAAATCATGCAGACATTGATGCTGATACCTCTGGAGATTTAAATGGAAAACTTAAATTAGCTTTTGATAATTTAAAAGACTTGGGCATTAAAGATGTTATTCAAGGTGATTTTATGTTTGAAAAAAGTGATATAAAATCGGAGAATATAAATGGAGTTAGACATATTACTTTCCATCCTAATACTATCGTTTATGCTATACCTGATGGCACGCCACTAGCAAGAACAATTAAAGCTGCAAAGGTGGGAATTGTTTGGCATACATCATATAGTGGTTCAACCTTTGAAACTATGAAAGCTGAATTTGGCAAAGATATAGTATCAAAAATTAAACCATCTACAAATGTATGGATGCAAGACGCCACAATGAAAGATTTATCAGGTACTGCAACACTAACTAAAAAGGAAAGTTTAGATTTGGCAAATAATTTATCAAATGCTGGTAAAATATTTAGAAAGATTTCAGGTACTACATTAAAGGATATAGAATCAAACAAAGAATTAAACCTAATAATTAACATATATAATAATACAAAGGTTAGAAAAGGAGAAAGAATATTAAATCCAGACAAACATGCAAAGGGATTGGTTAAATTTGTTACAGATAGATACTCAAAGGAAATCGATAAAAGAAGTACACCGAAAGGTAAACAGGTTCAAATCGATAAACGTGACGAATTATTATCATTTTTTTCTAAATCTAATTTAAATAATTTAAAAAATATATTCATTTTACAGAATTTTGTCATAGATAGTAAATTAATTATTATAAATAAACTAAATAGGTTATCAGAAATTGGTACCTTTGTAAAAACTAAATCCGGATTTAGAGTAACCAACCCAGAAGGTTTTGTTGCAATAGATCGAATGGAAGGTGGCGCTGTTAAATTAGTTGACCGTATGGAATTTTCAACTAATAACTTCAGCAAAGATATTATTAAAGGCTGGGATAATCCAGGCTAATGGGAAACCGAGGATATAAATGTCAATACAATCATTTAGTGATTATTTAACCGAATCAGCGAAGGAAGTAACTTTCGTATTTGGTCGATTTAATCCACCAACAGAAGGTCATGAAAAGCTTTTTGACCAATTAAAAAAATTATCTCGTGGAGGTTTATATAGAATATATGCTTCCAAATCAGTTGACCCTAAAAAGAATCCACTACCGTTCAAGGTAAAAGTTAAATACATGCGTAAAATGTTCCCTAAACACGCAAGGAACATTATGGCAGACCCAGATGTAAGAAATGTTTTAGATATAGCTACTAAGTTATATGACCAAGGATTTACTAAAATCACTATGGTTGCTGGGTCAGATAGAGTAAAAGACTTTGAAATATTATTAAACAAATATAATGGTAAAGAATCAAGACATGGCTTATATAATTTCCAAGATGGAATTAGAGTACTATCTGCTGGTGAGAGAGACCCAGACGCAGAAGGTGTCAAAGGTATGTCAGCAAGTAAATTAAGAGCATTTGTTGCGGCTGGTGACCTACAAGGTTTTGCAGATAATTCATTGGAGGTTCCTGGAGAAGGAATACAACAATTATACTATGCCATTAGAAAAGGAATGGGTTTAAAGAAAGAATCATTCCGTAAACATGTAGAATTACCACCACTTTCAGAAACAAGAGAAGATTATGTTGATGGTAACCTATACCAAAAAGGCGATATTGTACAAATAAAAGAATCAAAAGAAATAGGCGAAATTGTTGTTTGTGGTTCTAATTATGTAATGGTTCAAACAGAATCATCAAAGAAAAGATATTGGCTAGATGCAGTAGAGATTTACGAAGAGCATGGAGCAGGAGATTTTGGAACTAATAAATTAGTTGATACCTATAAAAAAGCTACTCCAGGTCAATATTTTAAAGAAAAGAAAGGTCCAAAAATGGGACCTCAAGACCCAGACATTAAAGACAGAAAGGGAACACAACCTAAAGGGTATTACGCACCAGATGCAAAAGGTAAAGAAATGTCAAAAAGCACAAAAGCAAAACGTGCAGCACATTTTAAAAAGTTATCAACAAAACCAGCACCAGGTGATGCTACGGCAAAAACAAAACCATCAAAACATACTAAAAAATATAACCAAATGTTTGGTGAGTTAACACTTGAAGATTTTATGGTAACAGAAAAAGGTACAGAAACAGCATTAAAGAAAAAGGCTGATAAATCTGGTATGCCTTTAGGTATATTAAGAAAAGTTTTTGATAGAGGAGTTGCAGCATGGAAATCAGGACATCGTCCGGGTACTACTGCAGTCCAATGGGGATTGGCGAGAGTTAATTCATTTGTAACTAAATCAAAAGGAACATGGGGTAAGGCAGATAAAGACCTTGCTGCCAAAGTATAATGCCACTTAGTGTTTCTGATGGTTTAAGTGCGTGGATTAAGGACTTTATGAAGTCTGATGCTCCACAATTTAAAGGAAAAACAAAGGAAGAGATTGTAAAAATGGCAATTGCAGCATATACAGATGCTGGGGGAAAATTAAAAAAAGAGGGAAAAATGAAAACATTTAAGGAATTGAGAGAATCGTTTTTAGTAGAAAGCATGGCGGCAATGCAATATGTTTTTGATAATCAACAGATATTAACTAAATTTATTAATCTAATTAAACCTATCAAGGATTTAGATGTAAGAAGCCAAGATAAATTACCTGGTGGAAAAAGAGTAATTACTATTCACGCATCAAAAATAGCATTAGCAAAATTACATAAGGTATTTACAAAGTTACAAGGTGATGATTTAGAAGAATCATTTTTGGCAGAAGCTATGTCAAAACAAATGCCTATAGAAAAATATGCTAGAAAAATAGGTATTACACCAAAAGACCAACAATGGATATTGGATAACGAAGCTGATATGATTGTATTTGAACCAAATCAAAATAAGGCAAATAGTTTTCTAGTTCTTAGTTATCCAGTTAATGATG